ATGGCGGCCAAGGTTGCAAGCTCCCAGAGCGGGATCGTAAAGCGCAACAACAACAATGCCGCTGACCTTTCCACACTTTCAACCGAAGAGGACATCAGTGGGAATCAGATCAAGCTAGAAACGATTGAGTCGGGCAAAATTTCCTACCTAGAGCCGGGCGAGGATATTATTTTCCCCAACGGCCCAAGTCGTCCTAGCGGAGCGTTTATCGAATTTCACAAAGTTCTAATGCGGAATATCTGTCTTGGACTTGGAATCCCATATTCCTTTGCGGTTGATCCTTCCGCCATGTCCGGCCCAACTGCCCGCCTAGAAATGCAACAAGCGGGGCGCACCTTCAAGCGTTACCAGAATCTTTTGAACGACAAGGTGCTTCGCCCAATTAAAAACATTGTGATTGCGGACGCAGTTGCAAGGGGAATGATTCAAACAAACGAGGGTGGGAAAACCACTAGAGGCATTTTTAATTTTGGGGCGAATGTTTCAATCGACCTTGGGCGGGAATCGGCAAGTGCAATTGCAGAGTTTAAGAGCGGACTTCGCACAGGCTCCGACATCTACGCAGAGCGTGGAGCCGATTGGGAGGCTTCGATGCGTCAAAGGGCAATCGAGGCCAAGGCAATTCAAGACTTGGCTAAAGAATATGGCGTTCCCCCAGAGACAATCAGCGATGTCGTTCCGCCAGAAAAACCAGCCCCAGCCGCCCCAGCACCAAAGCCACAACCAGCACCGAAACCCGATGAGGGCGAACAAGACGATGGCGAGGAACCAGACAATGCGCCAGAACCAGATGAACCGATTGAGCCTTCTTCGGAAAATTTAGAAGTTAAAAAAAAAGATACTGAAGAGGTATTAGCAAAGCTAGACCCCGCATCTATTAAGATGCTGATTCAAGGGATGATGGGCGGGATTGAGTTGGGAAAATATGACGGAATAGACTTCACACCACCACAAGGAGCTAGGGATGCGGCTAAGAGAGCTTTGGATGTGAGGGAAGGCAAGCCAGCAAGCCAAAGGGGAATGACCCCGGTCGGCATCTCCAGAGCAAGGGATTTAATGAATGGTGTGAACCTCTCCCCAGATACCGTCCGCAGAATGAAAGCCTTCTTTGATCGCCATGAAGTCGACAAGAAAGGTGCAACTTGGGACGAACAGGGCAAGGGATGGCAAGCGTGGAATGGATGGGGTGGTGATGCTGGTTATGCTTGGGCAAGGAAAGTGGTTGGGCAGATGGAGGCAAGGGACAAGAAAGAACTAGCAGAACCAGCCTCTTGCCCAATCGCAACTCAAGACATCAAAACCAATCTAGCCAATAGGAAGACAGCGGTTGATGATGCGAACTACGGCCCAGCCAACCCTAATGAACCTAATGAGGATTATTGGAAAGCCAAGGCAGACGAGTTCCAAGGCGATGTAGCCACGGCCAAAAAGATGCTTTGCGGTAATTGTGCGGCCTTCGACCAAAGGACTAAAGTTCTTGGGTGTATTAAGAAGGGCATCGGCGAGGATGCAAATGAAGTCGCTATTGGTGGCAATCTAGGTTACTGCGAGATTTTTGATTTTAAATGTGCGGCCAAAAGAACTTGTGACGCTTGGATTGTGGGTGGCCCAATGACTGATGAGAAGGCAAAGGAACTAGCCCGACCCGGCCCCAAGTCTGCGGCACAAACTCCCGCACCTCCCAAGGAGCGAATCAAAGGCTCCAAGGAGAACCCAGAAGGAACAGCATCCACCAGAAGCAAAGCTGGCGACATAGAGATTTCAGCCGAGAACGAGGAAGCATTGAAGAACAAGATTGCCGAGTTCAAGGACAAGCACCCCACAAGGAAAGCCCCCACCCTTGGAGCATTAAAGAAAGTGTTTCGCAGGGGGGCGGGTGCGTTCTCCACTAGCTTTAGGCCAACGATTACCGGGGGTAAGCCCAACTCACGCAACGCTTGGGCGATGGCTAGGGTGAACAAGTTTCTAAAGATGGCTGGCGGTGGAGAGGTAAAAGAGTCCTACCGCAAGGCAGACGGCGATCTTCTTTGACATAAAAAAAGATTCTATGCCCCTACCCACTCCTAGAGGAGACGAATCGGAACAGGACTTTGTTTCACGCTTTATGGGCAACGACCAAGCCATCAGCGATTTTCCCGATGAAACACAGAGGGCGGCGGTTGCCTATCGCACATATCGTGATGAGGATGAGGAAATGGCAGAGCTAGAGTTGGGCGGGGTCTCGATCCTAGAGGTGGGAGAGGCCAAGGGGCATGACCTATTCGTAGATAAGAAAAGCCTAGAGATGGCTCTTGGCATTATGAAGGCCGCAAAGAATGGCGTTAAAACAAAGTTAAATCATGGAAGCGGATTGGATGCCGTTGTAGGCTTCGCAAGGAATCCCCGCATCGAAGGCGATAAGCTGGTTGCCGACCTCCGCCTCCTTCGCAACTCCCCGCACTACGGCCTCATCAAAGAGATGGCCGCAGAAGCTCCCGACCAGTTCGGCGTTTCCTTGGCTTTTGTGAATGAGTCCGAGACCATCAACGGCAAGGACTATATCCGACCCCAATCCATCGCTTCCGCCGACCTAGTTTCAAGCCCTGCGGCAACCAATGGACTTTTCGAGGAAATGGTTAAGTTTATGCAGAAATTTGCCGAAACCCAGACCAAATGCTCTGGCGAAACAATCAAAATGGGATATATGGTTGGCGGCAAGCCGATTCCCACCGATCTGCCCGAAACCCAAGTTGAGGGCGAGGGTTTGACAAAAGGAGAGAACACAATGGAAAACAAAGATTACGGTAAGGAAGTGGAAGATATCAAGGTGCGCCTCGCCAAACTGGAAGAGGCCATGTCTCCCAAAGAAGAGAAAAAAGAGGATTCGGTTCCCAAGATTGAAGTCGAGGTTGAGCCGAAAGAGGAAATGGCGAAAAAGGAAGAGCCCAAGACCGAGGAGATGTCCGAGGTTGTGAAAAAGGTTCTCACCGAGTTCGGCATCAAGCCTGTCCCCGCTTCCCCGGTGATCGAAGAGGCTCCCAAGAAGGATGAGCCGAAAAATTTTGAGGCTCTTGTGGCGGCTCATGCCGACTACGGAACTTCAAAGCTGAAGGCCATGAAAGCCGTCATGCTCTCCAACCCCAAAGAATATGCCGAGGCTCTTGGCCGTGGCATCAGCAAAATCTAACAAAGGATAAAATAGAATGAGCACCAATATTGATAATAATTTTCGGACGTTCAGCACATCGTCCGCTATCTCGGCTTATCGCCTTGTTCAGCCCTCCACGGTGACGGCTGGCGGGATTGATGTGGCTGTGACTGGGTCGACCAAGGCCATCGGAGCCACCATTGATGACGGAGCGGCTGGCGGTTATGTGACCGTGAAGCTGTTCCACCCCACCTTCTTCGCAACCGTGTCCGGCACGGCGGCGGTCGGTGATGTTGTGAAATTTGATGCGGCTGGTCAAGTGACCACGCTGGCGGCTAATCTGGTTACGGCTGGTGTCGCTCTCGAAGCGGCCACCGCCACCTCGGCTGTCATCGAAATCGCCGTTCCGATGTTCTAAGGATTAACCCAAACAAAGAAAGAATAAGAAAATGAGCTATATCTCTGGTGGAACAACGATTCGGGCAGACATCAACCAAGCGTTGGTGGAAGCCCCCAATGGCGATACCGGGCTGATCGGTGCGGAAATTTTCCCCCTTCTGCCTGTTCCCGCCAAAAGCGGTCAGTATCTCAAGGTTCAGTTGGCACAGGCCGACCTCCTCAACAACGATTCCAAGGCGCGTGACGCTGGTTCGGGCTACGCTCGTGCCATCCGTGCTTTTGGGACTGATACCTACGACACGGTCGAGTTTGGCCTCGAAGAGCTAATTGATGACAGCTTCCGCGCTGATGCTGATCGCTTTTTTGATCTCGAAGCCTCGTCTGCCCGCTTCCTCCTCCGCCAAATCAAGCTCGGCCATGAGAAGCGTGTGAACGACATCGTTAATGCTGGCACTACCCCCTTCACCACCTCCGACCAATCCGCCATCTCCGCATATACCAATGCGAACCTTGGCAATATTGATGTGGCTGGCGATGTGGCGAATGCCCGCACCGAACTCAACAAGTTAGGGTATGAGGCCAATACGGTTATCATGTCCGCCCCTGTGTTCGAGCGTATCCGCCGGACTACCAAGCTCCAGAATCAGTTCTTCGGGGTTATCTCCGATACTGGCGGTCGCTTGCTCTCCGAGGCTGAAATCGCGGCGGCTCTTGGCGTTCAGAAGGTTCTCGTTGGTCGCGCGGCGATCAACTCGGCCAACAAGAACAAAGCCTACTCTGGTGGGTTTGTGTTCTCCAACAGCTACATCACCGTTGCCAATGTGCAGAGCGGCCAGTTCACCGCTGGTGGAATTGGGCGCACCTTGGTCTGGTCGGTTGATGCCCCCGGAGGCTTCGTCTCCGAGAGCTATCGTGATGAGGCTCGCCGGAGCAATGTGCTTCGGGTTCGCATGAACACGGCTGAGAAGCTGATTGATGCGAATGCGGGTGTGCGTATCACCACCAGCTTCGCCTAAAGAATAGATTGTGTGGTTCCTTGGAGGGGCTAGAGCCTAAAAAACTCTAGCCCCTCTTTCTTTTATGAATTGACATAAATCCCCTCTTGAAATCCTTTATGAGAAATCCTCTGTCTGTTTACCTTATTTGTGGCGGCAATGAAGCCGAATATCTCGAAAGATGCCTTAGCTCCTTCAAGCCCATTGCGAAGGAGTTTGTTGTTTGCTTGGCTGGGGGGAGCAATCCGACAGCCGAGGAGGAAAAAGTTGCACTGGCTCACGGTGCTAGAGTTGTTCATTATAAGAATCAAAGAACGGATTGGCCTCATATAGATGACTTTGCCGCCGCAAGGAATACAGCCTTGGATGCTTGTTCCGAGAAGTGGGCAATGTGGGTGGATGCCGATGATGAGATGCAACCGGGGGTGGGGGGAGTTATTGATGAGGCAATAAGCACCGCAGAGGAAAGGGGAGCGCAACTTATAGCTTTTAGATATTGGGTGGAGAACGCTGGGCTTATCCCACTAAGAGAGATGGTTAGCCTAAAGGGGAAATGCAGGTGGAAGAATCGGGTTCACGAAATGCTTGTAGCCGAGGACAATTCAAGGATTTTTGGGATAGATAAAGTTGTAAGGGTTCACAAGCCAAAGGGCTATAAAAAGACCTCCGCCGACAGAAACTTCGCCATCCTCAAAGATACCCTAGAGCCAACCCCTAACGCACTTTATTATACCCAGCAAGAACATTTTCTAACCCAAAATTGGGCAGATTGTTTGAAGTATGGCAAGTTGGCAATTCAATTTTCAGAGCTAGAGGACACGCTTCGATACGATGTTCTTTGCAACATGGGAAGATGCGCCCCGACAGGCGAGGAGAAGCTAAAATATCTTGGGGAGGCTGTTGCCATTCAGCCGGATCGAAGGGAAGCCCACTATTGGATGGCGGTTGAATATTCC